CGGTTCTCAGATCTGGAACCCAGAAGACCAGGTACTAGAGGACCCCGCTGTCCTACGCAAGGCTCGTAAGAGTCTGCCGAAGATTCCTAGCCTCAAGCCCTCCAAGTTCACCTCGTTTGCTTTCTATTACCCATCGGATGATGGGCCGGGCTTCTCGAAGTTCTCGTTCGAGGGGCGTCGGCACATGCAGCGTGTGTACGACACGCCGGCCCGACGCATCCTTCTGTTCTGCGGTCGTCAGGTCGAGAAGTCCACGATGCTGGGCAACATCTCGCTCACGTACTGCTGCATGGTCCCGTCCTATCGCGTTCTCTACGTCTCCCCGTCGGCTACACAGACTAAGACCTTCAGCGCTGACCGTATCAAGGAGCCACTCGAGACTAGTCCGATCCTCAAGAGATTCACGACCAGCATGTTGTCGTCGAACATCTTGGAGAAGCAGTTCGTCAATCGATCTAGAATCACGATGCGGTATGCGTTCCTGAACGCTGACCGTACTCGAGGCATCCCTGCGTGGTGCCTGCTGATGGATGAGTTCCAGGACATCCTCGGCGACAACATCCCAGTCATTGAGCAGTGTCTGTCTCACGCCCCGGAGCAGTACAAGCGCTACATCTACGCCGGCACCCCTAAGAGCTTAGATAACAACCTCGAGTACTACAGGGAGCGGTTGTCTACCCAGGGGGAGTGGGTAGTCCCCTGCGACAGGCACACGCCTAGGCATTGGAACATCCTGGGTGAGAAGAACATCGGTCGTAAGGGTTTGATCTGCGAGCAGTGCAAAGAGCTGATCAACCCGATGCATGAGGACGCGCAGTGGGCGCGCATGGTTGATGAGGCCCCCTTCGAGAGCTATCGCGTTCCCCAGTTGATGGTTCCCTGGAAAGCCTGGGACGAAATCCTTCTCGACTATGAGAGGTACCCTCGAGACAAGTTCTACAACGAGGTGTTGGGGATCTCGTACGACTCCGGTCTGCGTCCGCTGACCACAGAGCAGGTGAAGCAGAACTGTAACAGCGACATCCACATGGTCGATTACAAGAACTATCGGAACAGGGCTTTCGGCCAGCCGGTGTTTGCAGGGATCGACTGGGGTACTGGAGAGCACACGTACACGGTCATCGTCCTGGCTACGTACATCGAGATGAAGTTCCGTGTCTTCTATGCACATCGCTTTGTCGGTGAGGATGTAGATCCGCCGAGGCAGCTCGAGAAGATCTACGAGCTCTTGCACTACTTCAACGTGCGCACCGTAGGTACGGACTACGGCGGAGGCTTTGACCGTAACGATGCGCTGGTCCGTAAGTTCGGACCCGAGCGCATTTGGAAATACCAGTACAGCGCTCGACCTAAGAAGAAGGTGGAGTGGGACTCGAAGCTTGGGCGCTTCAAGGTTCACCGCACTGAGGTGATGAGCGACATCTTCAACGCCGTAAAGCGTGGAGGGCAGGTCGAGTTCCCCCGTTGGGAAGAGTGGAAGGAGCCGTACGCTCAGGACTGCTTGAACATCTACAGTGAGTACAACGAGCAGCTAAAGATGATTCAGTACAAGCACGGACTCGATAAGCCTGACGATACGTTCCACGCACTCGTAACAGGTTGGTTGGCTTCGATGATGGTCATCCCAAGGCCGGACATCATCATTCCCCGTAAGGAAACCAAGCCGGGGATCCAAGACCCGATGT